GAATCCTCACGTTTCAATTTTCTATTATCGCCTTGATGATATTTCTGAAGTATCAGACCCATCTACATGGGTTAAAGCTCAGCCAAACATAGGCATAACAGTTACGTATGAGACGTACCAATTGGACGTTGAACGTGCTGAGAAATCCCCAGCTACTCGCAATGATATTTTAGCAAAACGATTCGGAATTCCCATGGAGGGTTACACGTACTTCTTCCGATATGAAGAGATACAACCTCATTCCAAGAGGGATTTCTGGGGACTTCCTTGTGCTATGGGCGGCGACCTTTCCCAAGGTGATGACTTCTGCGCGTTTACGTTTCTATTTCCTTTGTCAGATTCTACTTTTGGTGTGAAAACGAGATGTTATATTACCTCTCGAACGCTAAATCGTCTTCCAAGTGCTATGCGTATAAAGTATGATGAATTTATTCAAGAGGGTAGCCTAATCGTTCAAGATGGAACAGTACTTGACATGATGACGGTATATGATGATCTTGATGAATACATCATACAAGCTAATTACGATGTTAGAGCATTCGGATACGACCCATATAATGCTCGAGAATTTGTAGAGCGCTGGGGACGAGAGAACGGTCCTTATGGAATAGAAAAAGTCATTCAGGGTGCTAAAACTGAATCAGTACCATTGGGTGAATTAAAGAAACTCGCAGAAGATCGAGTGTTATTATTCGATGAGCAAATGATGTCGTTTACAATGGGTAATGCTGTAGTTCTCCAAGATACCAATGGTAATAAGAAACTACTGAAGACGAGGTATGATCAAAAGATCGACTCAGTATCAGCTCTAATGGATGCTTATATTGCCTATAAATTAAATCGTGATACATTTGATTAATAGACACATCGATCGAAGGGATAAAATCAATGGCTCAAGCAAAATATGCTTCTACTCGATCTTCTGGTGGATCATATTCCACTGGTAGTCGAAAGAAGTTTAATGATGAACGTCGATTTGATGATAATGCTAATACTTCTCAGCGAGTAGCTGAAAAGCGTGCTGCAGCTAGACAACGTAGAGATGACGCAGCTAATCCGGTTGGATCACCCGAACATTATGCTAGGTTGTCTGCGCAACGAGCAGCAGAGAGTGCCGGACGAGCTTTCAGCGATGTTATTCGCCCAGTAGCTAATGCAGTATCTAAGGATACCAGTAAGTACCATAATCCCACTGCTTCTGGAAGTGGCGGTAGTAGCAGAAGCGGAAATGGTAGCGGTCGTGGCGGAAAAATGGATCGCGAATGGAAAAATCACAAGTGGGTATCTCGCGAGCGTAATGAGGATGGTAAGTGGGTTTATGATTATGGCCTCGTTAGCGGTGGAAATAATCAAAAGCGCACAAAAGAAGGTCAAGCTCGAGCAAATCTCAATATTTCGGCTAAGAAGGCCGGAGAGCGAAATACTGGTAGCTCTGCGATGCTTCGAGGGTCTATCCAAGCTGAGGGAATTAGTAAGAAGGCTCAAAATCTGGTTTCCGGGATAGCCTCTTCTGCACAAAGCGCTGCAGATATTGTTGGGAAGTCTGTTTCAGATGTATATAATCAAGGTTCGCAAGCATTGTCAGAAGGTATGGATTTTCTTTCTGGGCTTGCTGGCGGACTGGTATCGAATATTACCAAGAAGTAACGTTTGCCTCCTTCTTTGCTGGCAAGCAATTCAAAATGAGGAGGTGAGAAGTGAAATTTACAACTAGACTAGCTCATGCCTGGAATGCTTTTACTGCTAATGATAAAAAACCATCCATGCAGTATGTACGGGGACAATTCCCTGGCGTATCATCAACATATCGAATGGATAAAACTCCTTTACGTATTGGTACTGAAAGATCAATATTAGCGTCGATATATAATCGTATCGCTATTGATGTGGCTTCTATCGAAGTTCGTCATGCTAGAGTTGATGAGAATGGCCGATTTCAAGAAGAAATTCATTCGAACCTTAACGAATGTTTGGCAGTATCTCCGAATAAAGATCAAACTGCACGAGCGTTCTTTATGGATGTAGTTCTGTCGATGTTTGATGAGGGGTATGTTGCGATAGCACCAATCGATACTACATTGGATATAACTAAGACTAACTCATATGATATACAGTCTCTCCGGACCGGACGAATAGTTCAATGGATGCCGGATTATGTTAGACTTGAGATTTACAACGACCAAGTTGGTAGAAGAGAAGAGCTTACATTTCCAAAGGATAAAGTGTGCATCATTGAGAATCCACTATATCAGGTGATGAATGAGCCAAATTCTACTTTACAACGTCTTAGGCATAAACTTGCTTTGCTCGATGCTACTGATGATAAGCAAAATTCAGATAAGCTGAACATGATTATTCAGCTTCCTTATACAATTAGATCTGAAGCTAGAATGCAACAAGCTGAAGAGCGTCGAAAGCAAATAGAACTTCAACTTACAGATTCTAAATATGGTGTTGCATACATCGATGGTACTGAAAAGATTGTTCAATTAGGTCATCCTGTAGAGAATCGACTTATTGAACAGATCGATTATTTTACAAATCAATTATATGCTCAACTTGGCTTGACTCCAGAAGTATTTAATGGTACAGCTGATCCTCAAGTCATGTTAAATTACAACAATAGAACTATCGAACCTATAGTATCTGCTATAGTCGATGAAATGCATAGAAAGTTCCTGACGAAGACAGCGAGGACACAAGGTCAGGCGATTGTATTCTTCAGGGCTCCGTTCAGTCTTGTTACTGTTGATAATCTTGCCGAGATTGCCGACAAGTTTACTCGTAATGAGATACTTAACAGTAATGAGTTCAGAGCTCTTCTTGGGTATAGACCGGTTGATACGCCAAGAGCTGAAGAACTTCTTAACAAGAATATTAATCCGGTTTCTGAGGATCCTTCAATGAATCCTGGTTTGATGATGGATCCGTCAATGGTTGATGAGAACACAGCAACTGCTGAAGTTCAAAATGAAAACGTTAATAATGTTGACTCGTATAGTCAATTGAGTCCTGATGAGCTAAAATCATATTTGGCCGAACTTGAAGGATATCAGAACGAACTCGACGAACTCGATAAGCAGGTGAAAGAGTCATGAATGCCGTATATCGAGTAAACGATCCTGAAATCCTTAGTGCTGATGCGACATATAGCGGCTCTAAAACAATCTATATAGCTCATGCTCAGGACGCATATACACAGCGACAGAATTATGATGCTGCAAAACGTCGCGAAAGATATTTACGTGATAAGGCCGCTGGTAAAACAGGCTATAAAGGGATACAAGCTAGGAAAAATAATCCATATGGTGGATATGCTAGTTTATATTACGATCCCGAAAAGGCAAGAGCTTATTATGAAGCTCATAAAAAGAAAACCAGTAGTAGCCGTAGTACCCAGGGTAAATTAAGTATAAATAAACAAACACAATTTTATAATGCTCAGTCTGAAGAAACTGAAACTCCAGCAGATGAGAAAAAACGACTCTTAAAAGAAAGCATGGATCGTCAAAAGCAGAGAATTGCTGAGAGTCAAAGTAGGCAGAAAAGCGATACAGATGCCAGTTCTGCAAATCAAGCTGCTGACATAGAATCTATCAGAGCTCAGCAGAAAAGTGCTATTGCAGAAAGTCAAGCTAAACAAAAAGAAGACTTACAACAGATACAAAATTCTATTAAAGAAATTAGAAATAGCAGTAAAGCCAACAAAAAAGAGGCTAGGGAAGCTGCTAAATCTCAAATAGAAACTATGCGAGAGAATCTAAAATCTGAAGTAGAAAAACTTCAACAGGCGATTAAGGATAACACAGAGCAATCTGCCAATGAACGAGAAGATGCTCGTGACGATGCACAAGCTGATATTGAGCGTGAAAAGGAAAAGAAGGAAAGCAATATCGAAAAAGATGTTGAAAACCTTAAGAAAGAACGGGATAACAAGAACGATCCAATACAAGAAAAGAATGCTGCTTTACGTGGCAGATTGGAAAGTTTGGGTCCAAATGCCGATCCCAAAGAAATAGCCCAATTGAAGCTTCAGATTGCTAATAATTCTGATGAAATCGCTAAAGCTAATGCTGAATATACAGAGGGTGTATCTAATGTTAGAACTAAGCATACAGAGACTATGCGAGCTAACATAGATAGCATCAGAGCTGAATTGAAGAAATTTATACAGGCTAGCAGAGATAGCCAAAAAGAAACATCTAGTTCTATCCGAAGTAGCATATCTGAAGCACGAGAAAAGAATCGTGAAGAGATTGCTAAGGTGCGTAAAGAACTATCGGCTCATCTTGAAGAAGAGACAAAGAAAGCCGCTTCAGAGGTCGAAAGCAAGAACGCAGAAAAGACTTCGGTTAGAGAGCGAGGCCAGTCTGAGCGCGAACAGCATCGAGCAAAGGCGAAGGAGGAAAGTAATAAACGCCGTCAATCCGGTAAAGCCGAGCGTGATGAACGCAGAGCTGCTGGAAAGTCTGAGCGTGAACAAATCCGCGCCGAAGGTCAAGCAGAACGTGAAGAGATTCGGTCTAGATATTCTACTAAGAAAAAGAAAAAGTAGAAGAAAGGAAGGTGTTAATAGATGTCGTATGATTTCTGTGGTTATGCTACAAAGAATGATTTGCAGTGTGGCGATGGGCGTATTATCCGTCGCGATGCATTCAAGGATAATGACAATACTACAGTTCCTCTAGTATGGGCACATATCCATAATGATCCAAATAACATTCTTGGGCATGCCGATTTGAAAAATCGTAGCGATGGAGTGTATGCGTATTGCACGTTTAATGATACTCCCTCTGGTCAAAATGCCAAGAAGCTTGTTCAGCATGGCGACATCACTTCAATGTCTATTTACGCTAACAAGCTGAAGCAACAAGGCCCGAACGTGATTCATGGTATCATCAGAGAGGTTAGTCTTGTTCTCGCTGGAGCTAATCCCGGAGCAGTTATCGATCCCGTGAGTATTGCTCATAGTGATGGCAGTTTCACTGATCTTGAAGATGAAATGGTAATTTATACTGGTGAGAATTTTATTCTACATTCTGACGAAGAGGAAGTAGACGATATGGCAGCACAAAAGAATACGGATGAGCGGACTATCGGTGACATCATCGATACGATGAATGACGATCAGCGAGCTGTTCTACAATATCTCGTTGACGAGGCTCTTTCTCATGCGGATGATAGTGAGGATGAAGCTGACGATGTTGTTGTTGATGATTCTAAGAAAAAGAAAGCATCCGGCGACAAGACTATCGGCGATGTTCTGGATAGTCTGACTGATGAGCAATATAAGGTTGTTACTTATCTTATTAAGGAAGCCCTTGCTAAGTC